CTGTCATCACTATACCTGTTCCCGTTCCTGGTGTCAGGGTAATTGTGTGGTTGTCTATTGCTACTGCTGCTGTGCCCACGCTTCCAGCACTTGTGCTTGTAAGGTCCGAAAAATTTGGCACTGTACCCACTGTAACTGCACTACCTGGTGTGGCATCTCCTTCTAAAAAACTTGTAGAAAAACTGAAGGCTTCTCCTGATGTTGCTTGAGTTGCAGAAGGAAAAGTTACTGCTGGTACGCCATTAGTAACAGAACCGAATCCACCTAATGTAGCTGCTGAATTTGAATCAACAGTTGTGACGTTGTTACCGCTTATGCTGTATGAAGAGCCAATTTTATCTGCTGTACTAGCTGCTGAAAGCGATTCAAACTTTACACTAGATGAAATACTGTGGTTCATATCTGCATAAATTGGAGCAGATGCAAGGAATAAAAGTGGCAGTAGTTTTTTCATTTCTTAGGTTTTGGGTCGATTACTTCTGCTCCTTCAATCTTGAGAGGAGTTATTACCCTTATAGTTTGAATCATACCTTCTTCCATTGCAACTTTATCGTCTTTCTTACTACTTTTCTTAGATCCTTCCAAACCAAATGTTGCGAGTGCTCCCGTCAGAAGCGAAGCAGGAAACGTGATGTCTTTGGGTTCTGAACTGTATCCAGGGATTGA